AATGCAGTATCTACTAATCCAAAAAAATGTGGGAAAGCTCCAATATCTTGACTTCTTGCTGCAGAATTAAGAAGTCATTTAGATAATTTAAATGCACATGATGCAACTGAAGTAGATACCGACACTACTAATTTTAATAATAATCTATCTTCAGCTGATGATACAGTACAAAAAGCATTAGATACAATAGATAATTTAGTTATATCAGGTGGTGGGGGAGTTTTTGGAGATGAGTTTCAATTTTCAGAAAATCTTTCTGTAATTGTAACAACCAGTGATCTTTTTCAAAATATTATAGATTTTACCACTACGAGTTTACCTGCTGGAAATTATAAATTAGAATGGTCATATGGATGGAATCATGATAATATCCAAAATGATTTTCATGCTAGAATAGGTTTAGACGATGATTTTACTACAAATAATTTAATAATGGAACATAGAGAAGAACCAAGTGATTCTTCTGGAATAGCTGTAGGCAGGTATGTTGCAAGTGCAACAGATCAACTTTCCAGATCGCATGGATTTAGAATATTAAATTTAACTGGAATAAAGAATTTTAAATTACAATTTAGAACAAGTTTTCTTAGTGATGAATCATCTATATGGGATACAACAATAACTTTGCATAGGGTAAGTTAAGGATAAAATATTATGGCAGATATAGCATATTCAGTAGCAGCAGATTTTGGTGGAGTTATTAGTTCTACATGTCTTACTGCAGAAATCTTAGCTAGTAGTATTACTGCTGTTCTAGATTCTATAACCATAGTTGATGATGATGTTACTATAACTTTTGATGTATCTTTAACTGCAGGAGAACAGACGACTTTAGATAATATTGTAGCTACTCATGATGCTAATTGTGACGATAATCAACAGCAAAGTGATATAAATACTGCTCCTATAATTTTGGGTACGGATGGTACGGCAAATGTAGGTAAATTTTTTGAAGCTCAACATAACGTTGGAACTAATCAGAGTCCAGTATTAACAAATAGAGATATTACTCTTTCTTCTATAACTTTAGCATCTGATTCCAATCAAACAGGTGATATAGAAATATTTAAAGATGGAGTATTAGTTAAAACATTTCAAATGACTAATGAAGCAAAAAAAAGAGAAAATGATTTAAATATAAGTTTTGAAGCAGGAACAGAAATATCTGCAAAAGTATCAAGTGGTTCTTTTACTAAACCAATACTTACTTTATGGTTTAAAATTAAAGATTAATATATCATGAAAAAAATTAAAAATAATACAGGTGCTACTAAAATATGGCTTAGTCAGGAAGTTGCTGCTGGAGCTTATTATATTTTAGAAGAACATGAATATGATGAATGGTTATATGATTCAGTTTTAGAAACTGATATTAATTCAGGAGATGCAATATTTAATGATGGAACTCAAGACTACACCGATCCTGCAGAAGGCTTATCTATATTTAGAGCAGTAAATGCAACGTGTATAAGAGATGTCAATGTAAATGATAGTAATAAAGCAGATAAAAGAATTTATAGGTATAACGCTTCTTTAGATGAACATGAAATGGTAGATGAAGCTCAAGGATTAAATTGGCAAGGAACTTGGGTTTCTCAAAATTATATAGTTGATGATGCTGTAGAATATTTAGGTTCAGGATATATATGTAAATTAAATACCGTTAGTAGTGAATTACCTACTAATATAACTTATTGGGATTTATTAGTTCAAAAAGGTTCTGATGGGGCTGTAGGAGAAATGGATGCTTGTGCTATAAGAAGAACTACTAGTTATACTCCAACTGCATCTTATGTAGCATTAACTTTTGATACTACTGATTTAGAATCTGATATAAACGTTTTAGAACATGATGATACAAATACTGAAAGAATTAATATAAAACAAACTGGAAGATATTTAATTACTTATGATATAGATGCGGATTCTACATCATCTTCACACATAGAAACAAGATGTGTTAAAAATGGAACCACAGAAATACTAGGAAGCTTCGATTTATTAGAAATGAGTAATAATAATGCTTCAGCTTCATCTTCTACAACTATTATAACAGATTTAAATGTCAATGATTATATTACTTTAGAAATAAAAGATACAGGGGCATCTGTAGGTAATATTAGAATTAATTCAATACTTCATATTGTTAGATTAACTGGTAAAATTGGAGCAACAGGGCCAGCAGGTAGTGATGGTTCGGATGGTGCAACTGGATCACAAGGGCCAAAAGGATTAAATTGGCAAGGAACTTGGGTTTCACAAAATTATGTTGTAGACGATGCCGTTGAGTATCTAGGTTCAGCCTATATTTGTATTTTAAATACAGTATCAAGTGAAAATCCGTCTGATGCCACATATTGGGATTTATTAGCACAAAAAGGAGATGCTGGAGCAACAGGTTCAAATGGTTCGGACGGTAAGACAGTTTTAAATGGTACAGTTGTTCCTACAACAGAGGGTGTAGATGGTGATTTTTATATAAGAACGGATACTGATGAAATTTATGGGCCTAAAACGGGAGGTTCTTGGGGAAGTCCTACATCTTTAGTTGGCCCACAAGGGCCAGCAGGTGATGGTGTAACAAGTATAGATATTTCTTTTCAAGATTTTGTAACGAATTCAACATCTTATGTAATAGCAGTACATTTTATTTTTAAAGGAACAACTGAGATGGGAACTCCTACAAATATAAAAGGAATTCTTGATAGTGTTTCTGGTGGAAATGCAAAAATTTATGATGTTACTAATTCTCAAACAATTTGTGAAAAAACAGGAATAATTGAAGCTTCTCCAGCAATTGTTGATTTGGGAACATTATCAAATTTACCTGCAGGAGAAGCCTTATTTGAATTACAAGTTAAAAAAGTTAATAGTACCATGTCGGCTCATGGTATTAGTATTAATTTTTAATGGATAAATTATGACATATCATGTAAGAGTATATTGTGTAGAAGATGATCAATATTATAGAGCTACACAGACAACATTGGATGAAAATTTGGTTCCAACTGGACATGAATCTCATATAATAAAGGATTTTGTAATAGAGAATATTGAGGAATAAAATTTAAAATAAAATGCACATTTGATCAATTTTTAGTGTATAATAAGTATAGACAGATAAATAAAAGTTATAAATTGGCTTTTATTATATTAAATAAACAATAACAGGAGGTGTTAATATGGCAGAAGGAAATAAAAAATTGGATGCAAAAGCATCCGTAAGAGTCGCTACGATTAATAGTGTCTCTAACTTAAAAGATGTAGATACTAGTTCTATAGATGGTATTACTTTAGAACAAGGAGATAGGGTACTTGTAAAAGATACGGCTTCTAAAGATGGTATAGAAGTTCCAAATTCTAAAAGAAATGGTATTTATAATGTTAGAAAAGTAGTTGGTACATCCGCTACATTACAAAGATCACAGGATGCTAATAGAGATAAAGAAGTAACAGCAGGTATGTTTACTTTTGTTGAAGAGGGTGTAACTAATAAGGATACAGGATGGTTGTTAATTACGGACAATCCTATTTCATTAGATATCACATCATTAAACTTTATTAAGTTTACTGGTGCTGGAGAAATATCAGCTAATATTCAAGCAGCTATTGATAGGAATTCAGATAATATTGTTCTAAATGCTTTTAGAATAGCTACATTACATTCATTAACTTTATCTAATATGGTTGATGGTTTTGTAGATGAATACGAAGATGAAAGTGGAATAGATAATGCTGCTTCTATTGATGAATTATTTAATTCTGTTGAAAGTTTATATGAAACAGAAAATAATAATATAAAGTTACTTTTACATTTTAATGGTTTAGATGGGCAAACTACCACTGTAGACTCTTCTCCAGCAGGACATACTGTTACATTGATTGGTCAAGCGAAACTTGATACATCAATTAAACAATTTGGAAGTGCTTCTTTAGAATTGGATGGAACAGGAGATAGTGCAAGTATTCCCGATAGCGCAGATTTTGATTTAGTTGGAGCTAGTAATACAAATTATACAATTAGTTTATTTGTAAAATTTGCAAATCATACTGGAACAGAATATATTTTAACTCAAAGAGAAGATGGTGCTAATAGATGGATTTTAAATCATATTGATGGTACAGGTTTTAGATTGCTAGTTATATCAGGTGGTGTTATTAAACAGGATATATCTGGTGGTGAAATAACAGATACCAATCAGCATCATGTTGCTGTGACAAGAGTTGGAAGTGAGTATGCTATTTATGTAGATGGAGTTCAAGTAGCATATGAATCCAACACATTTACAGATACATATGCAGGTGATTTATTTTTAGCTGAAGATGGTACAGGTTTTACTAATCTTGAAGGACATTTAGACGAAGTACTTTTAGAATCTGCTAATACTTTTGCTGCTGCTCCAAATGTAGGATTAACAGATACAATTACAGTACCTACTGCTGAATTTGCGGGTGGATCAGTTAATACTACTTTAATTTCTGAAGCAGTTACTGCACAGACACAAGCAGATGATGCTAGAATAGTTATTTTTGAACAAGATATTGATATAATTGTTCTAAATACTGATCTTAAAGCATTTATTAGTAGAGATGATGGTGTAACCTATTCAGAAGTTACCTTAGTAAATGAAGGTGAATATGAAACAGGAAGAAGAGTTCTTGCAGCTTCAATTGATATAAGTTCTCAACCAGTTGGAACAGCTATGAGATATAAGATCGTTACAGCTAATCTTAAAGGTTTAAAACTTCATGGAACAGGTTTATCCTGGGCATAAGTAATAATATAATTATAATAGGGTTAAGTAATTTACTTAACCCTATTATTCTTAAAGAAATCTTAATAATTTTAAATCAGAGAGGATACCAAAATGGCTAAAATACAAAATGTTGGAGTTGCTTGGAATAGAAAATTTAAAAATGGTAAAGAAGGAATAAAGATTTCTTTATATAAAGAAAATTATATAGCATATAAAAATAGTAAGAAGAAGAAAGATACAGACCCTGATTATGTAGTAGTCAAGTTTATAGATGAAAAGAAAGATAAATAATTGAGGTATATTAAATGGCTATAAAAAGGTTAATTTCAGAAGAAAAAAGAAAAAATTTAAAAAAATTAAATTTTAAAGAATTTAAAGGAAAAGACCCCTCTAAACTAACCCAAGATGAAATTAATAGTTTAGTAAAAAAGATGGCTATGTCTCAAGGTCTTCTTTAATAAGGAATAAATAATGGCAATAGATTATACAACAACTCAAAAAGTAGCCGATTATTTAAATGTAGATGTCTCTACTATTCAATTAGATTGGATACAGTGGTCTACAGGTTATATTAATACTTTTACTTGTCAAATATTCGATCTTACAGCAACAATTGAATTATATGATATTGGACGTGATCAAGATGTACTACAGTTAGATAATTATCCAATTATAACTTTATCAGAATTAAAAGATGATGGGGTAATAGTTTCATTAGGGGATTTATTAGTTTATGAAGATGAGGGTTTTATAAAACTTGCTGATGAATTTATTGGAACAAATAATTTAATACAACCTGGCCCTTTTACTCCTGGTAGACAAAAAGTTGAAGTTACTTATACTTTTGGTTATGCTTCAGTACCAAAAGAGATAGAATGGGCAGCAACAGTTTTATCGGCTTCAATAGCAAGTACTGCTTTAAAGCAATCAGGAACCCTAAGTGTTGGTGATGTAATTGAAGAAGAGATTGGTGAATATAGAAGAAGAAAAGCAGAACAATCTTCTGGTGATATAAGTTTTGATATTAGTGTCGAAAAATCTAAGATTGTAAATGATAGATTAGAAGAAGATGTTTTTAGTGCTAAAAATGTTTTAAGAATGTATAGAGATAGAAAAATGAGATCGGTATAAATAGGTAATTAATTATGAAATATAGAGTTGAATTAAATACTGTTTTTAATAATACAGATGCAAACTCTTTATTAAATTATATAGAAAGTATTAAAACAAAAATTTTTAATCAAATAGGAACCCAAGTACCTATTGTAAGAAAAGCATATAAAGGAAATTATGAAGAGGATGCATTAATCCAAGAAAATCAATATGCGTCTATTGATTTCGATAGTTCACAGTATAATCATATAGATAGTCCAGGTGGTATTACAGATTTTCATATAATTATTGATATTTCATTTACAGTACAACAAGACTATTATGATTTTTTAAATTATGTTGAAACTATAAAAAGTAATGCTTTAAATACAGGCCCAATAGTTTATATAAGAAATTGTAGATATTATATTTGTAGACATGAAGAAATTCCATTAATAAAAGACGGTGTTTATTCATATATAGATTTTGATGGATCACAATTGATACATCCAGTATAATAAGGATATTAATTTATGCCAGGTATAAATTCTAACACAAAATTAATGTTGCATTTAAATGGAATTAATGGACAAACATCTACTATAGATTCATCTCCTTCGGCACATAGTCCTATAATATTTAAAGGAACTGCACAATTAGATACAACACCAACAAATGTAAAATTTGGTTCCGCAGGATTATTTCTTGATGGAAATAGCGATTCTTTAAAAATAGCGGATTCTACAGATTGGGATGTTGTAGGTGTTACCACAGAAGATTATCTTATAGATTTTTGGGTAAAACATGCTTCAACTTCTCATAATGGTGAATTTTACTGTACTCATGCCACTGAACCCTTGGCTGGCGGTTCTTTTAGATGGATATTATTATCAGATAGTTCTGATGGTGAATTTCGTTTTATTGTTGTAAATAGTGCGATTACCTTATCTTTAAAGGGTGGACTTATTTCTGATACAAATTATCATCATTTGGCTCTTATTAAAATAGGTAGTTCTCCTAATGCAGATTATGCATTATATATAGATGGACAACAAACCGATTATATATCTAGTAATCAAATATTAAATATTACAGGCCCGCTCTATATTGGTGAAAATGGAGATAGTCCTTTAAATCCTAATACCACATTAAATGGTAATTTAGATGAACTTAGAATTCAAAAATCAAATGATTTTAACGTGACAGTTGCAGCATCTGATCCAGGTGGGAACTGGATGGATAATTCTGGAAATAATCTTGGAATAATTACAGTTCCGATTAGTGAATATAGTCCAGATACTCCTCCTGATCCTCCTACTAGTTTAATAGCAACAACAATTTCATCTAGTCAAATAGATTTATCGTGGGTTGCACCTATTGATGATGGGGGAAGTTCTATTACTGGATATCAAATAGAAAGAGAATCCCCTATAGGAGGAGGATTTTCAATAATTATTTCTGATACAGGAAATACAAATATAACATTTTCTGATATTGGTTTAGATGGTAATACACAATTTAATTATAGAGTTTCAGCTATAAATATAGAAGGAGTAGGAAATTTTTCTAATGAAGCAAATGATACTACATTAGTAGTAATTTTCCCTAAATTTATTATATCTCGATCTTCTAGTGATTTAGAAATAAAAGATAGATTAATTAATAATCAAATAGGTATTAATCATGGAGAAGTTACTAATAATATAACTACTTTGGAAGAGATATTTTTTATTAGACATGATGGAATTAATCCTATACAAAATTTAAAAATATTTTTAGATGGATTATCAGAAATTTTACAATGGGCTGATGATAATGCTGGAGATGGTTTATTATTGGATACAAATAATAATGGAACCTTTGATGTCAATTTTAAAACAGGTATAGGGGATTCATTAGTTAATGCTATAAATCTTGGAGATATTAACCCCGCTGAAGAAAAGATAATTGTAATTAAAATAAAAGTACCTAGTGGGGAGAGTAATGAAGGAATTAGGAATTTTAATCTTAAGTATAATTTTGATTTTACTAGTTAATCATAGATATAAGAATAAATAATTTAATAGATAATTTCATAATTTGGACTTTCTAATTACAAGTCTTAGGATATTTGGATTAGATTTAAAGGTCACAAGTGAATAAATAGGGATTAAATGGAGATGTTAGGATACCTAACTATCGTTAATACATTTAACATACGCCTATACACACTTGTGTATAGGATTTTTTTATGAGAACAAGATTGATATTACATTTTTTTAATGGAAATACTTGGACAGGTGTTTGGGATTGCATATATGATTTAAAGGAACTTTTTAAAGAATCTCTAAGTTCTTTACAAATACAAGAAGAAAATGGAAAAATACATACTCTTTCTTCTAAAAGAAAACAAACTAGTACTTTTTGGCAAAGAGACTACATTAAAAATAAAAAAATTTATTCAAGAAGTATTCTAAAAAAAATAGGAGAAATAACTTGGGTAGACTTAAATTTAGATTGTTTAACGGGTAAAAGAACTATTAATATAATACGAGAACATATAATATAATGGCAAATACAACTGAAATAACAATAAATCAATTTACAGTAAATCCTATAATCGATGTACCTTGTGATTCTGTATTTTTAGCATTGCTACCTCAAACTGTAATCATTAAAAGACCCTATGATGCTACAGAAGGTGTAAAAAAGACTAATGAATTTGGAGAAGTTATTTTAACTTATCCTAATGCACAAGTAATAGGAACGGATATTCCAGTTAGAATTGATCCCATTAGACAAAGAGGAGAAATGGGACTTAAAATTAGAATTCAAGGTGGAGAAGTATTTGCAACATTTAGAGCTTTCTTTTGTCCAGAAATAGATATTAGAGAAAATGATTCAATATTTATTGGATCAAGAGAATATCAGGCTATATTAGTAGATGAATTATTTGGACAAAGTAAAATGCACCATCGGGAAGTCTTCTGTAGACGCATCGATAATTTGTAAACTATTGGTAATAAAGTACTTATGAGAAATACAAAAGGTAAAACATACGAAGAAATATACGGAATTGAAGTAGCTAAAAAACTTTGAGAAACTAGAAAAAATACATCCATTGCTCAAATGAAAAAACAGAAAAAAGGTATTAATATAATGGCTGAAATATTTGTAAGAATTAGAGGTATGCAAGAAATAGCTGAAAATCTTTCTAAATTCACAGATATTGCTGAAAGAAAATTGGGAATAGGTATGGGTAAGTCTGTTGCTAAAATAGCCTTTGATGCAAAAACATTTGCACCTTTTAAAACTGGATTTCTTAGGGATAATATTATACCAAGTGTAAGAAAGAAAAGATTTTTAATTATAGGAAATGTTATATCAAAGGCTCCTTATTCTGTACATCAAGAATTTGGAACAGTTAATCATTCTGCTCATCCTTTTATGCGACCATCTTTTAAACAAAATACAGAATTTGTTATGCAAACTTTAGGAAGAGGATTAATAGAAGCCACATTTGAAGCAGAAAGTAAAAGAAAACAAACTAAAGAGGGATTAATTTAATGTTAGATTTAATTAAAACAATCAGAGATGATCTTTTAGCTGATCCTACTATTACTGCTTTTGTAGATTCTAGAATATTTTGGGCATTTAAACCTGCTGCAAATACAATAGTAGATTATCCACAAATTACTATAATGGATTCTGATGGCCCTACTGATTCTGTAACAAATGATTATTTTCCTGATTTACAATTACATATTTGGACAAGAGGGGATGAAAAAGTTACAGAAGGAAATAAAATAGCAAGAAGAATTTTAATAAGAATAGATAGAAAATCTTTTTTACAAGTTGATAAATGTATTTTTCAAGTATGGAAAAGTACAGGAACGGATTTATTTGAAGACGAAACTCAAACTTTTCATAAAGTATTAACTTTTAATGTTGTAATGCAAGGTTACAGCGATTAAAAATAATTAAGGAGGTGTAATAAAATGGCCGAAAGAGTAGGAGAAGTAAAATCACAAAGTCAGGCAAGGGATGTTACTCTATTAAAGAAGTATTCTATTTTAGAAGTACTTCAAGTAGATGATGCTGATACAATTACAGTAGATGCTTTAACAACTATTGATAGTGTAAAAGTTATAGATTTAGCAGATGCTACTGATGTAACTGTTGATATTGCAACAAATGTTATTACTATAAATGATGTTGGTGTATCAGCGGATCATTTACTCGTTACAGCAGTAGGAACATAAATATAATAATAAAATTTAAGGAGGTGTAATAAAATGGGTATTAGAAAATTTTCTGTAGGAAAGATAATTGCGGATGGTAGCCCTATTGGAGTTGCAACAAACATCACTGTTAGACATGATGGAAATCCTCAAGAATTTAGAGGTGGAGATTTTAGATTTCCTTTAGAGATAGAACCTGGAGATCAATCTTTAATCGTCACAGCTGAAACAGCGGATTTCGATGCTAACAATCCTGATTTCGATTCAACGTTTACGTTAGAATTGCAAGCAGGTGCAAATAGTGGTGGTCTTGTTGTTACTTTTACCAATATGAAATTAGTTACAGCAGAGGTTACTTCTACACAGAATACTTTCGTTGGAACTAGATTAGAATGGCGAAAGAAAGATATTGAAGTATAATAAAGATATTTTATTAACTAGATGGGCGAATGCCTCTAAACAATAATATAAAGGAGATATTAAAATGACTAATGAAGATATTATATCAAAAAAAGAAATAAAAATAACTTTAAGAGATAATAAAGTATATAGTGTTTTACCTTTAACTATCAATGAATTGATTGATATTATACCTATTGTTGAAAAATTGGAAAATAAAAGTCAAAAAGTTGATATAGAATTATTCTCTGACATAAAAAAACTTGTTAAAGTAGCACTTAGAGATCAAGCAAAAGGTAAAGATGTCGGAGATTTAGTAGATATGCTTGATATTCAGAAAATTATTGCAGCAATAATGGGACAAGATATAGAAGCACTTCAAAATATGATTAAAGCTAAACAATAATTTAATATTATGGAAAAAAGTAAACTTAATATAGATTGGGCAATGATTGTAGACGTTCTTGCAGCCGAATATGGTTGGACTATAGACTATATAAAAACTCTAACCCTTCCTCAATTAATAATTTTGATAAAGTCTATAAAGGCGAGATATGCTAGACAAGAGGAGTCTATAAAAAATAATCAAAATAATGAGGAAAATTCTGAACAGGAATTACCCCTTTCACATTTTGAATTATTAGGTAAAACAACAGTAAGAGAAGATGGAACAAAAGAGATAGTAATATAAGGAGTAGTAAATGCCAACTATTGGTGAATTAAAAATTGAAATTTCAGCCTCAACTAATAGATTGAGGGCCAACTTAGCTCAAGCCTCATCTTTAATCAGGGATTGGTCTTTATTAGCTACAGGTTTAAGTCAAGGGGTTACTACAGCATTTCAGAATATTGCTGCTATTGGTCTTAGAGCATTGACAGTTAGTGCAGCAGCAATGATTGGAACTTTTGCATTAGCTGCTAAAAGTGGTGCTGATTTTCAGGATAATATTACTAGAGCATTTGTAATTATGCAAGAAAGTTCAGGTGCTACTAAAGAAGATTTTAGAGCATTAACTAATGAGGCTATAAGATTAGGTAGTGAAACTTTGTTTTCTGCTACTGATGCAGCTGAAGGTATGCAAAGTTTGGCAAGGGCTGGATTTTCTGTAAAACAAACACTAACCGCTATTGGGCCTACATTAAATTTAGCTATTGCAGGAAATATAGGATTAAAAGAATCAACAGATATTACAATTGCATCTTTAGCTGGATTTAATTTAGCAGCAGATCAAGCTGGAAAAGTTTCCGATATTCTAGCTTTAGCTTCATCTCAAGCTAATACAGATGTACAATTATTGGGTTCTGCCTTAAGTTTCGTTGCTCCTGTAGCAAATTCTGCTGGATTATCTATACAAGAAACTGCTGCAGCTATAGGTGTTTTATCAAATGCTGGTATTAGAGGAAGTAGAGCAGGTACAACTTTAAGAAGGGCATTATCAATTTTATTAGCACCTACAGGAAGGGCAAAGAAAATATTTGATGAATTAGGTTTAACTTTTGTAACATCAAGAGGTAAACTAGAATCTTTTACAACAATAATTAGAAAATTAACTAGTGCGAATTTAACCGCTGCTCAAGTTCAAACTGTTTTTGGTAGAATAGCGGGGCCAGGTATGGCTGCATTATTACAAACAGGTTCTTCTGCTCTTGGTCAATTAGAAAGTAAATTAAATAATTCTGAAGGTGCAGCTAATAGGATGGCTCAAGCATTTAGAACTACTGTAACTGGTAGGGTTAGAGACTTGGGTGCATCAATTGTTAATTTGGGATTAGCTTTTTCTCAAAGATTTAATAAACCTTTAGCAGATACGATTTTTGGTATAAGAAATTATATTAAAGAAATTACAGAAGCATTAGGTAGATCAGCAGTATTTAAATCAATTGTTATGGGAATCATGAGCGCACTTTCCCCTTTAACAGATATAATTAAATCTTTAGCAGAACAATTTAAAAAATTTCTTCTTGAATTAACTCCTGCAGATGTTCTTACATTTTTTGATGGACTTAAACGTAGAGTTTCGGATTTCATAGGGTTTTTTACAGATACAAGTAATATTAAAACTTTTATGAATGCTTTAGTATTAATTGGGGATATAATTAAATTTATTACGGATGTAACTAAATTTTTTAAGTCACTATGGGATGCTCTCCCTAATATTATTAAAGAAAATTTAGGAGCTATTATTTTAGTATCGGTAGGTATTTTAGCTTTAGTAGGTGGACTTTTAAATATAATTATTTTATTTATATCAATTGGTGCTATTGTAGGTGGCATTATAACAAATGTTACCTTTATGGGAGTTGTTTTAACAGGATGGAAAGCTATTCTTATACCTATTCTTGTATTAGTAGGTTTAATAGGTGCAGCCATTATAGGATGGAAATTTGGAACATTTTTAGATGAAATAGGTTTTGTTGAATTAGCGTTAGCTAAAATAATGTCAGATTTTAGAGTGATTATATCATTAAGTAAGTTAGTAGGTTTAGGTATTGAAGCTGCATTTAATCCAACACTTTTTCTTGATAAGAGTTTTCAAAAAAGAGTTGCTACTGCTAAAGAAGAAGTAGGAATAAGACAAGGAGCATCAGACGAAATAGATGCTGAACGTAAAAGACGAATAGCAGAAAGACAGAAAGATAAAGAACAAGGGGGCTTAGTCCCAACTGCTGCTACAGGTGGAATATTAGAAATAATGCAAGCGGCTTTAAGTACGGATGAATTAATTTCAGCAGGTAAAAAGGCTTCGGATACAACCACAGAATTATTTACAAATATTGAGGGAGTTTTCAAAGATGCAACAGTTATTATGCGAGATACAGGCAATAAGTTAGATGGTTTAAATGGACAAATTTTAATTTTTAGAAAAGAATTGGATACTATAAAAGGTCAAGTTAGTAAAGTTTTTACAGATTCAGTAGATAAAACTGCTCCAAGGGTGGATATGGAATAATGTCAAATGCAACTTTTAATGGTGTAGCTTTAGGGGATTTTGCTTGGTTACAGGTTGATACTAAAAATCAAGTAGAGATTCATATTATACCTAGAGCAGATGGTTCAATAGTCCGTAGACGAGGTGGAGGAGTGAAAACTATGAGTGTTCATGGTTGGATTATTAAAAAGTCAAGATCAGAAATAGAACAATTTTTTGATCAGTTAGCAGCCAATTTAAGTTCTGCTGTAGCTGATCTAATTATAAATACTGAAACTTATTCAAATTGTGTAATGGATAATATTAGTCAAAGTAGTGAACATAACAGATGGGCAAGATTTACAATAACATTCATTCGTAGCGGGTAATTAAAAGTATGAAAAAAGAAAGTATAAAAATTTTTAAAGATAAATTATTTAATTTATATATTACTAAAAAATTATCAAAAAAGAAAATTTCAGTTTTATTAAATTGTAGCGAATCAACAATAGACGTAAGATTAAATAAATATAATATTCCTATACGGTCATTTAAAGAAGCTCAAAAAATTAATCTTCTTTCTAGTAAAAATAGTGATAAATATAAAAAAGGTAAACCTAAATGCATAGATTGTAAAAAACAATTAAATAGTTATACACATAAAAGATGTCGATCCTGCTATTACACTAGTACTAAAGGTAAAAATCACCCAAATTGGAAAAATGGAAAACCATATTGTTTAGATTGTAATAGGCAATTAAGTAATTACCATAATAAAAGATGTGTTAAATGCAAATTTAAAGGTAAAAATCATCCAAATTATATAGATGGTCGAACTCCTTTATATAATATAATTAGAGGTTCTGAAATTTATAAAGTTTGGAGAAACCTTGTTTTCAATAGGGATAATTATACTTGCCAAGAATGTGGAGATAATAAAGGAGGAAATTTAAATGCACATCATAAAATAGCATTTGCAATTATTTTATCTGAATTCTTAAAAGAGTATGATCAATTTAGCCCTATAGAGGATAAAGAAACTTTAGTAAGATTGGCTACAAAATATAAACAATTTTGGAATATAGATAATGGCATAACTTTATGTAAAGATTGTCATTTAAATATACCAATAACAAGATAAAATTATATGGAGGTGAAATAAAATGGCAACCGCTTTAACAGTACATGTTAATACAACTGCTGTCGATAGTGACAGAATTGCACAACCTGGAAATTACGAACAAGTAGATTTAGCAAACGATAAATTTATTTTTAGTGCGGGTGGAACAGGCGTAACAGACGGAGATGATACCCCTACAGGGTCTGAACTAAATGCTGCTGCAACAATTATACAACCCACTGATGTAGAAATAGATAAATTATTTTTATTAGATTTTTCAGATGCGGGACAAGAATTAAAAGAGATTGATCTTGCTGGAAGTACGGATACACAGTTTGTAATTAATTTTTCTTTTGACGGAGCAACTGCTTCTGAACCTTCTTTTGAAGGATTTGATGATAATTCCCATAGTTCTACTAATGCAAATGTTTTAGGTGCGGGAACTCCTGCAGATAGTATGGTAAAGGCTATTTTAACTACAACAGGTTCACCTGGAGCGGCTTGGACAGGGACTACAATTGCTGGAGCATTAGCACCAAATATTCTACTTTTAAATGCGGGTGGAGGTGCGCTTGGTGGAGCAACTGAAATTTATATAAATATTCAGATTATTGTACCAGGTAATTTTGCAACCCCATTCGTGGAGGCCCCCGTTTTGACAATCAGATTTACTTTTTCATAAAGTATTGTATTATAATAATTTATAAAAAATAAAAAGGAAAGGTGATAAAATATCATGCCTTTATTTAAGATTACTTTTACAGATAACTCTACCTATGAAGGTGGGGATAGTATTTTAAATAGTAAGTGGAACCCTATTCCAGACAAGGCAATTCTTCGTCTGGATTATTTTTTGTCAAAAAATACCACATTAGTTCTATCTCATTTTGAAGCTTATAGTCATTTTATAGAAGCTACTCAAAACGTACATGGGCCAAAAGGAACCGACCTTAAAATGAAATTACATAATATTTATATTATGGGACTTAGAAATGGTAGGGTAACTTCTTATAGAATTAATTTAAATGGTGTAGCAGGAACAGATAAGTATATAAAAGGTGATATAACAAAAAGAGAATTTGAATTTGGTAAGGAATTTAAAGGTAGACCAGTTAGTAATTGGAAAAAGGGAATTAAATAATGGGATTTTTAGCAGGATACGATTTTAGAAAAAAATTAACTATAGATAATACTAAGATAGATACAACGTTAGTGGATTTTCCTGTTAGGGTAGCTTTAGCAGTTGGTAATTTTGATTTTACTAAAGCCGAACCCGATGGAACGGATATACGTTTTACATCTGCAGATGGTACAACTATACTTACATTTGAACGTGTATTTCATAATGATTCGGGACAAATTGCAGAATATTTTGTTAAGATACCTTCTATTTCCTCTACGGTAGATACAGATATTTTTATTTATTATGGAAACTCATCTGCAATAGATTTTTCTGATCCAGAAAATACATGGGATTCTACTTTTAAATCAGTTCATCATATGGATGATTTGACTACTTCTACTATTGAAGACTCTACTTCTAATAATAATGATGGAACTAAAGTTTCTGCTAATAATCCATCAGAAGTTAATACTTCTCATGGAAAAGGACAAAGTTTTGATGGAACTACGAGTACAATAAATGTACCAACAGACGCTTCTGTTAATATATCGGGAACACATACATGGACAGTATGGTTTAAATGGGATGGATCAGTTCCTGCAGCTCATAATTTAATTAGTAAATGGCGTAATCCTTTTGATTTAAAAATAGAATTAGACGATGGTGCTGGTAATTTTAGAATGGCTTGGAGTGGTATATTTCAAGGGGTAGGTTTTGCAAATGCATTTATAGATGATGGAGCATTACACGTTGTTGATGTGGCTTATGATGGAACAGATACTAGAATATATGTGGATGATGTTTTAAAAGAAACTATTTCTGGTGGCCCAGGGCCAGGTGCGGGATTTGATATAGGAACAGAAAATAATAATACAAAATTTTTTAATGGTGATATTTCAGAAGTTAGATTAAGTACATGTATCAAGACCGCTTCTTGGAGAAAAGCTTCAAAAAATTCTGGATTTGATACTTTATTAACTTTTGCAGGAGAACAGATATTACCTGCATCAACAAAACAGGGATTTAAATTTAGACAAAAAATTACTTTAAATTCTGCAAGTTTATCATTAACAAATAATTTAGTAGATGTTCCTATATTAGTTAAATTAGATGCAACAAATTTTGATTTTTTATTAGCTGATTCCAATGGTACTGATATTTGTTTTACTGATAATGATGGTCAAACTTTATTAAAATTTGAAAGAGAAAATCATGATTCGATAGGAGAAGAAGCATATTATTGGGTAAAAATTCCATCTATTTTATCTGGAAATGATAAAGATATTTATATGTATTTCGGAAATCCATCTGCTGTTGATGGAGAAGATGCAACTAGTGTATGGAGATCGGATTATAAATCTGTGCATCATTTAAAAGAAATTGGAAATGGTTCGGTAGGGGAATATTTAGATTCTACTTCTAATAATAATGATGGTCAAGGTGGAGCAGGTATTGGTGCTGATGTACCTACACAGATAAATGGTCAAATATTTAAAGGTCAAGATTTCGATGGTGTTGATGATAAGATAAAAGTACCTCAAAGTACTTCTATGGAACCTGCAAATATTTCTATAAGTACTTGGATTACTGTAGATACTGATCAAGTAGCTAAAAAGAATGTTCTTGCTAAGTTGAGAACCGCACTTGCACCTTCATATGGTTTAGAAATTTTAGATACAGATAAAGCAAATTTTTTCATATTTACATCACCTGTTGCGGCTATTGGAAGAGAATCGATAACTGTTTTATCAGGAACAAAAACTCATATAGTTGGAACTTGGGATGGTGTAACACCAAGAATTTATATAAATGGTGCAGAAGAATTAGGTACTATTGGAGGAGCCACAAGTGGAAATATAGATTATACTAGTCCGTCAGATTTTCATATGGGAGATTCTATAGTTTTAGATTCACATGATGGATTAGAAGACGAGACAAGGGTATTTGATGGAGTTTTAACTGCTGATGAAATAAAGTTATCATTTGAATCTGAATCTAATAATTTATTAACTATAGCTACAGTAGAATCTCTTTGTGATATCGATACCGATATTAGAATAAAACATACAGAAGTCTTAGATGATGTAGATACTGATATTAGAACATTAGGAGAAAGTTTATCAGATATAGATACCGATATTAGAGTTATTACAAATGAATCTCTTAATGATATAGATACAGATATTAGGGTTGTTACAGAAATTTTGGATGATATTGATACAGATATTAGAATTATTGCTGTTACCGAAGTTTTAGAAGATATAGATACAGATATTAGAACAGTAAATGCTTCGTTAGATGATATGTCTACTGATATTAGAGTATTTCATACAATATTTACTAGTCAAGTTGTTGTTAATAGTATAAGTTTTCAAGAAGGTAGATTTCTTACAACTAATTCAGGAACTTTAGAATTAGACGTTTTTGGTGCTGTAAGGATGCAGTTTAGAAATGAGGATGATACAGAATTTTCATCTTTTGAAAATTTTAATGAAACTAAATTTGTAACTTTAAGTTCTGGAGATGGGACTAAAACAGTATTTGTTAGATTTCAAGATGTATTAGGTAATATTACAAATGGTTTAGATTTAATTGAAGCCATTGTTACTACTGTTGCACCCACACCTGTAACAATAGAAGCATTTGAAGATGAAACGGCAACTACTCCTATATCTGAAGGTGTATTTCAAACTGACGATACTCCATTTTTTCAATGGAGTGTTCCAATATCCGATGTTCCTTACGAAGATTATAATTTTGAGATAGATGATGATCCCGACGGTAGTTTTAATATAATTACTCCAAATATAGTTAGAAACGATATAGTCGTTTCAAAAGCTACGCCTACACCTGAAATGACGGTAGAAGCAAGTGATGGGTTTTTCTATTACAATTCTGATTTAAAAGAATTCGCAACACAGGCTATAACATTAGATGATGGTGGAGCACAAGACAGAATAGATTTAATTTATATAAGTTCTCAAAATGAAAGTTTAAATTTTATAAAAGGAGTTGAAAGTGGTTCTCCTGTTGTACCCGAAAGTCTTCAAGATGGTATAGATTTAGCAACAGTCCTAGTTCCAGCTGGAACTACATTAATTGCAAATACAACTGTTACTGATATTAGAGATACTAAAGTTAAAGTTAATAAATTTGTAACTAGTCCATTAGAATCTGGACAACATACTTTTAAAGTAGAAGCAACTTTATCCGATGGATCGGTTACAATAATTTCTACTTTTGATATTTTTGTTGCAGAAGATTCTCCAGAAATGGGGGAATTATTTGCTTTTGATAGTCCAGCCAAAGTAATTCAATTTGTAAATGGAATATATCAAACTGCAGATGATACGCCCTTTTTCGAATGGACAGCTGCTCCTGCAGAACCAGGGCCAATTCAATATCATTTTACTACTGATGGAAGTGAGCCTACTCAATCAGATTCTTTTACTTCTGGAACAACTCTAAATTTAGGGCCATTTGCAGAAGGTACTACTATTATTAAAATAAAACCCTTTGATACTATAACAAATAATTCTGGAAAAACAAAAGAATTTGTATTTGTATTTGGTTCTCAAACTTTTACGAATGATACAGCCGTTATAGGGCCAGGTACGACTTTAAAACAAAGTTTAAAAGAAATTCAAGTTAAGACCATTAAATGGGATTTCGATTCAGCCAGAAATTGTAGAATATTTCAACCTGTACTTTTTGATGATACTCTACCCTTTTCAGTAGGAGATGAAATATCCGTTGTTCATGGAAGTGCCAATACTACTGTATTTAGAGGAAAAATAAAAATCATAGAGAGAATGATTGATGCAGGTGCTGAAGGTGTAATGTATAACTGTGTCGGGCCAAGAGGCCAATTAAATGAATGCTATGCTACTATAAACGATCCAGAATTAGGAGATACTGCACAAATAGAATTTGATGATGTCGCTATTAGCACCGTTGTAACCACAATTGCTAATATCGCACCTGATGTTATAAAAAATATAGATAGTCTTCCTACAGGAGCGAATGTCTCTGATAGATATATAGCACAAACCGTATCACAAATTTTAGATAGAATATATGAAAGAACTAAATTTGGATGGTTTATACAACCAAATGGTACATTATTTTCTATAGATTCTACAGTTAATAATCCAGAAGAAGCTAAATTTGGAATTTTTGGAACCACTGTTAGTTCTCTAAGTCCTCAATTTAATGTAATGGGTTCTAATTTACAATTTGATGGTATTAGAAGATATAAAAAAGCCGTTATAGAGGGAGCTAGAAAAAGAGAAAGAGTAACTTTAAACGCATCTTGTGGTGCTCCTCCTAAATCAGAAGAGGCTTTAATTGCTGAAAGTGATAGAGCTTCAGGTATTAAATATAAAATATTTACAATAAATACTAATAAAAAAGTTGTAAAGATTATAGAAACTTTTGTAACATACGCTAGACTTAAAAAATTTACATTAATTCCTATTGCATCTGGTTTTATAGGATTTTCTTCTTTTAATATTGTTTTACAGGAATGGGATGTTTGTAGAGATAATAAATTACTTAAATATTCTAGACGAGCAAGGTATTCTACACTTTCTTCAATTCCAATAGAAGATGGTTTAGTTAGACAACCTACAAATACAACTAATCCTAATGATTCTACTCCAGCATTAGGTGGATTTAATAATCTTTTACCATTAGCGGGGTCTTTTCCTGTATCACAAAAATTAGTAGGTTTTAGTCCAGTTGTAGAAACTGTAGAGGCAGATGAAATTCAAGGAACACTCGGCCCACTTAATACAGTAAGATTTTCTAGAGAAATGTATAGCTTTTGGCCTACTGGAACAAGTTTTAATACTAGTGGACTTATTATTGCACAGCCAGGTTTGGATACATCAAATCCTATAGCTCCTAGTTATTTTTGGAGAGAAGTACCTAAGAAAAAATGTGCAGATGTTAGGGTGGATGCTTTAATAGAAACTGAACCTTTAAGAGCAGAAGTTACAGTTTCTGGAAGTGCAGTTACTGATAAAGTTCTTAGAATTGTTAGAACAGAATTTAAATTTGATGAAGACCCCGATAATTTTAGAGATGATACGGCTGAAATGATTCAGTATGCTACTGATTCTTTACAAAAGTTTAAAGATATCAAAATAAATGGTTCGATTACTTTAGATACAATTGATTTAGTTTGGGATTTAGATAATACTGTTAATCTAATAAATACTCAACAAGGTTCTTTTGATACTATAAATATTAAAGTTGTTGGTATTCGTTATGATTTTGATGCGAACACAACTACATTGGAAGTAACTTCAGAATTCTTAAAATAAAAGGAGGAATATATGGCATTAACTAGAGAAGAACGAGCAAAAATACAGGAGATGTCTAAAAGGATTAGAAATTTAGAAAGTCAGGTAGAAGATTTACAATTATTGACTAATTCTATGCAAGATATGTTAAATGCTTTAGATGCAGAAACCAATATGTCTGATTGGACACAAGAACAATGGGCTGCATTTTTAAGACCTTTTATAGGTCAATTCGTAAATACAGGTGCAGCAATACCAAAACATACACATGAAAATGATGAACAGGGTGGCCCCGCTTTTGCAAAATTGGGAGCAACTTTAGTAGAATAAGGAGGCATAAAATGGTTTATAAGCCATCTAAAAAAGAACAAAAACAATTAGAAAATCTTAATGAATCATATAAATTAATAAGAAAAGGACTAAAACTTATGGTAGAGAATCTTCCTAAAACTGATTTAGAAATAGAGAGAGAAATCTATAAGATGTCTAAAAGTTTCTCTATAAGGTAAATGTAGTACAGAATCTCTATAAACTCCTGGCCCAAAATATCTTTTACTTATAGCAGTTATAAAACTTCCAGGTTCGGTTGTATCGACATTAGGTAAATTTAAAAAATCTAAAGTAAA